CTCAGAACGGTAAATCATCATCATCATCATCATCATCATCATCATCAGATGTGATTACAGATTTTGTTGACGCTTTTTCAGTCTCAACCTTTAATGAACCCATTTCTAATTCTTCTACTAAACCATCATCATCGTTATTAACTGGTCTCTCTCTAGACTCTAACTCTAACTTACCAGCATAACATTTGTTATCTTTATCCCAAACTGGTGTATCACCTTTTACGACAATTTTTAAGTAGTCATAGTTTCTAACACTATACACATCTTCCCAAGTTCTAACATCTCCAGTCCATTCTTTAACCTTATCATCGTTAGCTGATAATTTTGAAGTCTCTAATGGGTAAGTAACGTTTTGTACAATAGATGCTTTACCATCTCTAACAACTACGATATTTAAATCTCTACCAGTTTCAATGTCGGTTACATTATGATTAACTGTTACAATTGCAGCCATCATTTTATCCATAACCCCACCTTTCTTGTAGTTGTGTTTGAATCTCCAGAATTTAACACCATCAGCTTCATTATCTCTATCGATAACTTTAACAATATAAAATTGTCTAGCTGAATATTCTTTTGCTAATTCTTTGTCTTCTTCTTTGCCAGTAGCTAATAAAGCTTCTCTTGCTTGACAAAATGGACAATCTTCATCTTTTTCATGCTTTAAACATGGGAATGTTTTGTAATCATCTCCGATTTTCTTAACGTGGCCCCAAAAAACTGTAAATGGTGTCTTTTGTCCCTCAGCTGGAGGTAAAATCCTAATTTTCTTTGTTTGACTATCAACACCATTTGGTAAGACTGTGTTAAAATAGTTCTTTAGGTCATACGTTTTTTGAGAACCGCCATCTCTTTTTCCATTGTGTGATGATTCATACTGTTTCATCATTTCTTCAAAAATACTCATAATTTTAATTTATATTTGTTTGATTATTATACTATTTAATTCTACTATTTAATTCTACTATTTAATTTCCCTATGTCAATTTTACTATATTAATTTATATGTACAAATGTACTACTAAATTGGTAAAAAGTAAAGGGGTTTTTTAAATATTTTGATTAATTTCGAATTATGTTTTACAAAAGTACTAGGTTTATAATCTTATAACAACTTTTTTTAAATATTTTTAACTATAAAAAAGAAAAACAAGGCTAATGCCTTGTTTTTCAATATATTAATTATGTATTATTTTACATATTTTCTTCTTCGTATTCATCACCATTGAAACTATCTTCAATATCTGACTCACTATAATCATCATCAATATCTTTTTGTGTTAACACATATTCCTCTGGTTTATCATCATCAGCTCCAGTATCATAACGGTCACCTTTTTCATCCCAAAAATCAGTTAATTTAACACTATATGGGAATGAATCTAATGAACGCATTTCTAATTTTTCTTTTGGTGTTGGATTTCTTCTTTCGATTTCTTTTTCCAAACCATCAATTTTATCTGAAATTGAGCTCATTGATGATAATTGACTTTCTAACTTATCAACCATACTCATTAATTGTTCTATTTTAGAATTTGCAGCATCTGCTGATTGTTTTGCAGCTTCAGAACCTTTTACTAATTCAGTAACATCTAATTCTACAGCATCTTCTTCAGGTGCTGGTTCTTCGATTGGCATTTCTTCAGCTGGTGCAACATCGTCAACTGGTAATTCAGCACTTGCATCACCCATTGGTTCTGTTGGTTCTTCAGCGTTAGCTTCAATATCAGCAGTGATATCTTCAACATCAGCATCTAAATTATCTTCTGCTGGTGCATTTGCTTCATCACCTTCAGCTTCGGCCATACCTAATATGATATCTTTACCAGAATACATAGGGTCTTCTGGTCTTTCTTCTTCCATACTTACGATTGGGAAGTTTTCAGATATAGTAGACCTATCATCATAGTAATTATAATTCGTAAGTGATTTAAACTTTTTAAGTTCTTCACTTAGTAATGCTTTATTTATAGTTTTATTTCTCATCTTAAAATAATAATTGTCTTCCGTCTTCTGTTATTATTTTTTTATTGATTCTTTCAACTAAGCTTTTATCAGTTTTAATGATACAACCTTCGTCATTACAATCTACATTTACATTTTCACTTGTTAAAAACTCATCTAAGTTTTTTTCTAAGTTTATTTTTTTATCATTATTTTCCATAACACCTGTTTTTAATTTAATTATGTATTTGTATATAAATATCTGATAATATTATAAAATTCGCTTTATTGGTGTTATAACCAGATTATTATTTTTGATTAATAATAAATTATCCTGGTAATTTGACCAGTCAATAATTACTGATTTATAATTTATATTACCAATGTTATCGACATTATATGTTTCGATTAATTTATTTAAAGCATTTATACTATAGATTGCATTACCTTTTTTATGTATTAAGGTTGCGTTTGGGAATACTTTTTTGAAGTTTATATGAGTGTCAGCTTTTATTAGCAATTTAAAAGTAACCATGACTTTAGTGCCATCCTCTATATCATATAGGAATACTACATTTTTATTGATTTGGAATGACGATTCTAGATAAGTTAAAAACCAATCTAATCTGTCCTTAAATATGAAAGATGCTAATAATACTGTCTTATCCATGCTCAATAGAATACAAAAAGGGAACATACTTAACCTCGTTATTAAGCATGTCAATTATGTCCTTGTATTCTATAAGTATTTCATCATTGTCCAAAAATACTGAGCAATATGATTTTATTTTATTTAATGTTTCAAGTAAATTATAATCTAAATAATTAACTAGGTTTAAATCAAGACCATATACTATATTTTCAGTATAAATATATAACATATTTTGATGTATATATCCAACAGCGTTGGTGCTTTTTTTAATAGTTTTAAACGTAATTTTTAGTTCTGATTCTGTTAATTGGATTAAATCTATAAATTCATAATTAATATCCTTAATCAATAAGTTGTAACAGTAGTGTACAAAATCATATAAATCATTTTCAAATATATCCCTTCGTTCAGTTTTTTTAAATGTCCAAAAAATATCATCTGATAGTTTTCTATTTATAAAATCGACATCTGGATTAGTTGTTTTAACTATATCCCAACCAACTATTAAAGTAGGTAACCCATGGATGATACCATCCATGGATTCAACTACATTGAAATATTTATCAATATTTATTTTACTCTGTACTACTATATTTCCAACAAACATATTGCAAATATAACCAAATTATTTTAAAAAAACAATATTACTTATTCGGATATATACTTTAAACTTGCATTTTTATCTACTAAAAATAATTGAGCCTCTTCTATTCTTCTTTTAATCAAACCACTTAATACACCTGATTGTGCACCACTTATTGGTCCGTTTAATATACCTTGAGCAGCCTCTTTAAAATCATTTTTTTCAATAGCATTTTTTATTTGTTCACCATATTCTCTAGCTGAAATATAATAAGCACCAGCGTTATAACCTAAACTAACTAATGCTGCCTTTTGATATTTATTTAACTTATTCCAATTAGCACTACCCAAATCTTTTTCGATTTGTTTACCGTATGTATTTTTAATTTGATAAACTAATGTATTTTTAGCAACTTCTTTCGTAAATACAGTACTAGATGTTACTTTTACTAATGAACCATTCTGTAATATTTTATCAGTACCGTATCCAGCTCTTAATGTACCTTCATCATTACCAGGTGTTGCTGTAAACGTTTCTTTTTTAGCAATATAATTACTAGTTACCGCTAACCAATCATTTTTATAATCGCTAATGGCTACACCAGCATAATTACCATTAGTAATTATACTTTTTAACTCTGCACTGAATGGTGTTAACTTATCTACTTTCATATCTTCTCTACTTGCACCAACTAAACTATTACCATCTCTAGCTTTAATGTATTTATCATCACAACTATTTGTTGGGTATACAGCTTCTTTACCGTCTGGTGTTTTTGGATTTTTAACTATTGAGTCTAATGGTTTGCTAGTATCATATGCTTGTCCAAATATAGTTTTACTTTTTGCGACTATACATTTTGCTTGTGTCCCATGATATTCCCAGTGCCATACTTCATCATAACTACCCTTATCATGGGCCCAGCCTGGATTTAAAAATCCAAATCTATATGAATTATTAAATAACCATCCTACTATTGGGTCTGTATTAAAATCAAACTCACTTGGCCTACTACCTTCTTTATAAAGCCTTGTAAACATGACACCGTCTGGACTAACCCAATTCCAATCTACAGCAAGGCCCCATCCATGAAGTGATGTTCCAGCTGCTGCTGCTGTTTTTTGACCTTTTGCCAATTCAACTTGTTTTGCGTAAGTTCTATAAAACGAACCAGCTTTTCCATATGTTTCTTTTTCTTTAAAACGACCAGCTTTAACTTCACCCTCAACCCATTTACTTAATTCTTGTACCATTTTTCTAAATGCATCTGCCGCTTCAGTAACCATGAATCCGATATCTCCAGCACTATTTTTAAATTTAGTACCACTTAAATCAACTTTTTTATTGGTTATTTGACCAATTGGTTTACCAAGTTCCATAAAACCATTAGTTACACCATTTTCAATTAATGTTGCTATTATAGCTGAATAATAACCAGCGGATACACCTCTATCAGAACCAATTAGTGCTCCAGAACCTGTTGTTCCAATCAAATTCATAAGCATTGTTGCTTTGTCCATTAATGGCGTTTTAGCTTTTTTAACTCTATTACCTTTAAAGGTTGTTGTCATTGAATGCGGTTTGATAGAGTGTGTTACCTTGTAAATTAAATAAGCACCTCTAAACATTGGTATATTATTTAATTGGAAATACATCATTGGTTGAATCATTGCTGAACCTAACATTTCCACTTCAGCACTATATGACCTAGTTTGAT